GGCCGACGTCTGTCAGGTCTGGTGCAAGGGTTGTCAAGACTTTCGCACCATGAATGCAGCCTATGCGGCTGTTATTAAGACCGGCGAAATCGAGTCCTGCGGTAAGTGCCGCAAATGAACGACGAAGAAATGGGTTTCATGGTAGAGCTGACGGACGAAGAGGTCCGTACACTGCTCTACGCGGTCCAGGAAGCTATTCGAGTGTGGCCTGGGTCCCCAGCTAGGCCCGCAGAGGAGCAAGAGGCCTTACAGGCGCTTAAGGACGCTCTTTTTAGGATGACGCTTGAGATGGTTTGGGACGTTGAAGCGTAGCGAGGCGTAAGCCGAGGTAGGCTGTAAAAATTTTGCGGGGCGCAAGCCCTGCTTTTTTGTGAGGCGGTAGCCTAGAGGGATCGCGAGAATGCTGTGCCTTCCTACTCCCCTCTGATGCCCTACCAGAATGGAAGGCTGCTAGTGCCCTCGCAGGGCGCTGTAAGCCTTGTGGACGGTCGCTGGGAGGAGCTTGCGGGGAATTCCTACCTTGTGCGCCTGTTCATCAACAGACAGCAATATAAGGGGGTTTCGTCGGGCTCCAAACTTGTTCCCATCCCTTCTCAGCTCGATGGCGAAATGCTGCCCGGCGCTTCGGGTGACCAGTTTTACTACCGTGGGTACGCCCTGGACTACGCGGAGGTTGACCCCGACTGGAGCCTGGAGACTGGCGACGAGGCGGGGCTGACCTTTACTCAAGTTACAACGCAGTACACCTGGCTTGCTACCGGCACCGAGTGCCAGTTCAGATTTGGTCAAGACCCAATTATGCATTCGGCCAAGATTCAGCGCTCTAGCGGACAGTATGGCGGTCAAGGCATCGACCAGATTATCTACAAAGAGATCGGCGGCGTCGAAATTCAGATTACTGGCGGCGAACTTCAGAACTAAGTCATGGCAAAAATTCAATTCAACTTTGACGCAACAATTGAAATCAAAATGCCGAAGGTTGACGGCAAGGTCGAGACGCCCAAGATGAAGGCTGCTATCAATAAAGCGCTGGTCAAAGGAGCCCAGAAAGGTGCTACATACGTTCAGAAGGACCTTAGGGCGGCCCTTGACACATCTATTACCAGGGTGGGCGCTATCGATACTGGCAGGCTTAAAAACTCCTTGGACATCAGGGCAAAGTTTGCTCAGACAAAGGTTGGTTTTCAGATTGTGTACAAAACTCCTTACGCGGCTTTTGTTCATTATGGCGGAGTAATGAAGCCATACGGCAATCCTTATGCTGCAACTGTTGCAATTCCGGGAAGGCCTTGGATCGAAGAAGCGGTTCGGACCTTTGACATCAGAACACCTTTTGACAAGGGAATCAGCGAAGCCTGGTCGGCTCAATTCGGGAAATAGGTACTCTAGCTCAGCTTTTTGAGGACCATGGCCAAGAAGAAGGGACTTCCGTTTGTTGTTCAGCCTCGTCTAAAGCCAGTACTGGAGCAGCTGGGTACCGACGAAAGTGGCGTTATTGAGATCGAGCGCCGCGGCTTTTTGACCGTTGCTGAAAAGGCTATGGTTCAGGCTGGAATGGCAGAAGAAAGTGTAATGCCACAGGTTTACATGCTTTGCGGTAAAATTGCTCGCAAGGTGGAAAAGAGTACTGCAGAGGTTTTGGCGGCACTGACGACTCAGCCCTCTCCGGAATACCTGGAGCCCTGGCAGGAAGAGATCAGCGAGTTGCTGGTGCAAATGCTTTCGTATCAAGAGCGCATGGTTCTCGTTCAAGCTTCTGCCTTGATCATTAGTCGGATTGACTCCAGCTGGAATATCAACCAGACGATGGAGCTGCATCCAGACCTGGTTAGTGCGATTGCAGGTCTTTACGTGGAAGAGGAAAGCCGCTCCACTGAGGCCCTGATTAGCAATGCCGAGGAGTCCAGCGGCGAAGCCGAGGGAAAGTAGTAAGCCAGGAGGAGTGCATTGACTTTGAGGAGTACTTTTGGATCCTAAAAGCGGCTTTTCCTGGTGATCCCGAATTTACCTTCAAGGCATTCCCCGACTTGCCATATCATTACGTCATCTCGGCAGTTAGGAAAAGCTCCGAAACCCGCAGAAGGGAGCTTCACGAGCAGGAGCGCCCTACTGCCTTGGTGGCCGCGTTGTTCGCGAACTCAAAAAGAGACCCCAAGAAGCAGCAGAAACCTCTTTCATACCTGGACTTCAGTTTCTATAGACCAAGGGATGACGGAGAAACACCTAGCGGCGCCAATGGTTCGGCGTATATGGAGTTGGTAAAAACGAAAAAATTGCCACCCTGGGCGCTGTTCTGCTTTAAGGAACTTTCCGCAAGCGCGATCGATGGCTATGTCCCTGATACCGTTGCTTTTATTGCGGAAGACGCCATACTGCTGGCCCCTTCTAAGGAAGGAAAGGGATACCGCGGGCTTTTGATAGCAATGGAATCTGCGGGGGATCAGCGCAGGTCATTCCGCTCAACAGGTGGAGAAGAGTTAATCCTGCACGTCCCCTATCTCGAAACGAAGTTCGAGGCCAGGGAAAACGAGTTCCTTAGCCTCTAGGCCAGTCGCATCCGATTTGCGCAATGTACTCATCGACAATACGGCTGTCCTCTTCGGAGTACGGCCCAAATCCTTGCAGGCCGCCCTTGAGCCACTGCTGGATGCGCCACTCCGCGGCAATGTTATAAAAGGGTTGCATGCGATACCAGGCGACCCAGTCCTGACTGGACTTGTCCTGGTTGCAGCGCTGACAAGCGGGAATGCAGTTGCTGGTTTTGTCCTCACCACCGCACGACTTGGGGCGAACGTGGTCAATAGTTAGCTCAAGGCTTTCATCGACGATAGGGGTGGAACCGCAGTAGGCGCAGCGGTTGTTCCAAGCGTCCTTGATACTTTGACGCCATTGGCGACGGGCTTCGCCGCGAGTTAATGCTGACATGTTGTGTAGATAATCTGAAACCCTCTCGTAAACGGGGAGGTGGTCCTGCGAGGAGTGCATCTCAGATAATCAAGAAGACTGCACCACTGGAGAAATGTTCTTTCATCGGCGTTGGCCTCCGGGTGGTATGTCTTGACCTCAGTCTACCGACGAAGGTACACTAAACTAGCGTTTCTGGGCCCGTGACACAACAATTTCCGACAACTGCTCAGGTAATTTACGACGTCCTGGCAGCCGATGCTACTTTTTTGAGTCTTTTGGGAACGTACGAGTTTAAAGCGGGTCAGTCCGCACCTGCCATGTCTATCGTTACAGCGGGTCAAGACTTGCCATCTCTTCGTAAGGTGACCGGGATCGAATGCATCATTCAAGATGCTGGCAATTTCACGAAGCAAGAATACATTACTAACGACCCTGCTCGCTTAACAGTTGAGTGGAGCGTGTTTATCGTTACCTGGGAGCCAGCTACGGGGGCAGATATGCAAGCGGCAGCCGAAAGGGCATGTAGTCGCTTCCTTGGTGCTTATGCTATACAGACAGTTGCGGTAGCCGACGGTCTTGGAGCTTTGGTTCAGACCAAGGTGACCATTCGTTCCGACATGCCAGTGCTGGCAGCCTAAAATCACCCCTTTGGCAATATAGAGTAACGGCCCCATGAGGGTCCGAGGTACCTTCGTGCGGGTTTTCCCGCTTTTACTATGGCAAACTTCTCGGCCGCATTCGGCTATGACTTCTACATCGTTCCCGTGCAAAACGCACTGGTGACCGATTTCGAGACCGCTCCTAACATTGACACTAGCTCACCCGTCGCTTCTGACGCTACTGTTACCTACACCGGAGGAGTGTTTACTATTGGTGGTGATGCTTACGCCATGGACGGTTCTGACGGCGGCATCCGCCTGGCCAGCCTGACTAACGCCGCCCTTGAGACCGACACCGGTTCCGAGGAAGTGTACACCTACGACGACGAAAGCAAGGGCTACTCTCAGGCCGTGGCTACGACCAAGGCTTTCAGCATCACCCTGGCCGGCGTGGCTGACTTCAACGACGCTGCCTACAAGGTTCTGCGCTTGACTGAGCAAAACACCGTGGCTGACGGCCTGCGTGTTGCATTTAAGCGCGTTGGTCCTACCGGTACTACCGAAACCATCGAGGGCTACGGCACCCTGACTGGCTACACCGAGTCCAACGAAGTTACGAGCATCGTTTCCTGGGAATGCACTCTTACCGGATACGGTCCTTATCACCTGACCCTGGCTAGTTAGCTGACTGGAGGCATCGCCTCCGTAGACACACTGGTGACAACCACTCCGTTCGACGCCACTGATTCTACGGCTGTGCCTGCCTCTGCCTCCGCTGGTGGCGCTGCTGTCGTTGTCAATACCGACATCGATGGCAACGTTACCGCAATCGGAACCAACACTCCCGGATCCGGTTACTCAGTGGGAGACACGGTTACCTTCACGGAAGATGGAGGAGCTGGCGTCTTTACGGCGAGGGTTGCGTCTATTTCGTAACCGCGATGCTTACGAAAAGCAAGGACCCGAAAGGGTCCTTTTTTAATGGCAGACTAAAACAGGTTTTGTCGTGACATGTCTCAGCAGCTTTCGTTTGATCTGACAGTTAATACAAGTCAGATGGTTCGCGGAACCGAGGCTGGCCTCACGAGCTTGAAGGAAAAGTTTAGCCAGTTTAAGAGAGAAGTTGATACAACTCTGTCTAAGCCTGTTCAGATGAAGCTTGACGTCCAGGCTGCCCAAGCCACAGCCGACCTGGAGAAGCTACGCAAGGCAAAGGAGGCATTCAACCTGCAGGCAAAGAAGACCAAGAATTCAGAGGCGTTAATGAGGCAGTTTGGCGCGTCCGTCAAGGTTACCGCCGGGCAGCTGCAAAACGCCAAACAAAAGCTAATTCAACTTGCCGCTGGAGCCGAGAAAAACTCCCAGAAGCACCGAATACTGCAGCAAGAGATTCATAAGGTTAATCAGAGGCTTCAGCTGATGTCTCAAATAGATCCCAGCAAGCGGATGAGTGGCGGCCTTACTGGCCTGATCTCTAAGTTCACCGCAGCGGGAGTTGCCTCCAACCTGTTGACCCAGGGAATTCAGAGAATTGTTGGAGCCGCTACAGGGTTCGTTCAGTCGGCCATTCAAATGGAGCAGCTTCAGCTTCAGTTGACCGCGTTTACGGGGTCTGCCGACGCAGCACAGAGAGCGTTTGAGGAGTTTGTCGATATTGCGGCCAAGACGCCTTTTGATCTGTCGACAGTGGCCCAGGCCGGCAAGACTATGATGGCATTCGGAATGGACACACAGACCGCTATTGAGGCAACCGAAAGGCTTGGTATCATCGCGGCTGCTACCGGTGGAGACCTGGGCTTGCTGGCCAGAAACCTGGGCCAGATTTCAGCTCAAGGCCAGGCCTACACTCGCGACTTGACGCAGTTTGCTATTCAAGGTATTCCCATCTGGTCCGAGATGGGTAGGGTAACCGGAAAAACGGTAAAAGAACTGAAAAAGATGGCGTCAGAGGGTCAGATTAGTTTTGGTATTGTCCAGCAAGCAATTGTCAACATGACGTCCGAGGGTACGGCGTTCAAAGAGGTTGGTGATCAAATGAAGAATACCTGGCTCGGCCTGTTCGAGCAGTTGCAGTCAAAGGTACAGGAAACAGCCCTTGCCTTTATTCAGGCTTTTAACAATTTCGATACGGCCATGAATGGCCTGGTCAGCGGAGCTTTTCAGGCGCTTATTGGCGCTGTCAGCATGCTTGGCGACAACATGGATGAGTTAATTGGTGCTATTGTAGCCCTTGGCGTTGGCTTTGCAGCATTGAAGATTACCGCCTTCGTGGGAACGCTCGTACAGCTTGCCACAACTGGCAGGCTGCTGTCTCGGGTCTTCCGCACCTGGGCGATTACCGTCAAGGCGGTTTCTACCGCAAAAGCTTTCCTCCTTGGATTGGCCGGGCCTGCTGGCTGGGCTGCCATTGCTGCCGGCGCAGCCGCGGCCGGTATTGCATATACAACACTCTCCGAAAAGATGAATGAGGCGGGAGAGGCTGTCAAGGACCTGAAGACGACGCAAGTAGACGCGCTGACAGAATCCAAGGAAGCTTCCGTGACTCTTGGGGCGACCTACGACTCCCTCAGGGAAAAAGTGGGTCGGGCGGGTACGACCATGGTCGACAAGTTGAAAAATGCGGAGGGAGAACTGGTTCGACAACAGCAGGCCTTGGTTGAAGTTGAAAAGAAATACGAGGACCTGAAAGAGGCTGCTGTTGAATCTTACGATGAGCAGAAAAGAGCGCTTGGCTCATTGATAAAAGGCCATGAGGGCAATGTCAGGAAGCTAAGGGAACAGCTGCAAGCGCTAGACAAGATGGGGCCTGCACAGACAAAGCTTTCTAAGATGAAGAGAAAGGAACTTGAGTATACGGCCAAAACAGGTAGAGAACTGAAATCCAGTCTGACGCCACGAGAAAAGGCTAGGCTAGAAGCTCAAGCTCAGCTGGAGGCTGTCGTGAAGAGTGAGGAGAAAGAAAAGATCAGAGCAAGAATAGCCGAAGAGCAGAAAAAAATAGAAGAAATTCGGACCAAGCAGCAGGAGCTTCAGACCAAGCATCAGGCCAAACTTGTTAAACTGGCTGAAGATCAGAAGAAAGAACAGGGAAAAATTGTAACCGCTATTGGTGATCTTGAAACTGCCATTAAGTCACTGGCTACCGAGATCAAGAAGAGCATGAACGAAAACTTCGAGGATGGCGCCGACGAGGCCGGAAGGATTGCGGGCAGTGTTTCGGATGCAATTCAACCGACGAATAATCTTGCCGGAGCCGCAGGTAATGCAGCAACTGCTTTTGGTGGCATCAACTCAGAGCTGGACTCGATAAGAACTAAAATCTTAAACATGCCTTCGCTGCCTGCCGCGCCGCCTAACGCCTTCTCTGGCGGACCCGTTAAGGGCGGCGACATGCGCACGGTGAACGAGCTTGGTCAAGAGGCTTTCCTGAGTGCTAGCGGCAAGCTGAGTATGATCAACGCACCCGCCTGGGGCGAGTGGAGGGCTCCCAGCTCAGGTACCATTAT